AGCAATCGTTAAGTCGCCACCAGAGTTATAAATAGCCGATGTATCTGTTGTGCTATCAAAGAATAGACGGGCAGACGAAGTTGCATCAATTCCGTTTTGCGCAAGTTCAATGCCGTTAGCATATGATCCACCAACTGTAACTGTTGTGTTGGCTGTGCTTTCGCCTATTGCCGCACCATCAGCAACGACAGTACCCGTTACGTCAATACCTGTTGAGGTGGTGGCGAGTTTAGCTGCGTTGTCATGGTACAGAGTAACGGCCCCATTTGTTACGAAGGAAGCCATACTTTCTCCGTCAGCCGAGTTATTTATCCAAACAGCACCGCCATTTGTCTTTAAATATAGATTACCAGTACCCGCATCTTGGATATTACTGTGTGACCCATCGTGATAAATCTGCAAATCCGCAGATGCACCAAACTGCGCCTTGACGTTATCGCCAAAGTTAAGCGTACCCGTCAGAGTGCCGCCAGATAATTCCAGCTTATCCGTATTTAGATTTGTGAAGTTGCTGTCAACTTCGGCATGGGTTAACGGTGAACCCTTCCCTGAACGTGTAACAATCGTAGACATAGATTAGTCCAATCGTATTTTTAGATTACCTGCCGAAATGCGGAAAATATCGCCCGTGTCTATTGCTTTAGGGAGCGCAGTCGTAAAGTCGCTTGGATCGGTCAACTCAGCATACGCAAGCAAGTTGCCACCCGTCAAAGCGTCATACACGCCTGCGTATGTCACAGTACCCCAAGATGCCGTTGCCGTGGGAAACTCAATCGCTGCCCCAGTTGTCGCCTCTGTTGGGCTTGTGCCGCTCACAGTAAACGCCGCAGTTTGACGCGCGTATGACCCGCCAGACACTTCCGTACCCGCCGCGCTATCGCTAGACGCAGATGTATGCAAGCCAACGTAAAGCGTAGTCGGTGCAGTATACGCAACACCGCCGAATACATGGTCAAGGATTTTGTCCTCAAGATAATCTGTAAAGCTCATCAGTAACTCCTAATGCTCATGCGCATACCCGAAGTCGTGCTACGCGCTTTGTCCGATGCCATATTAACATTGTCTATGGCAGATTGATAGAGAGATGCCCAAATCTGAGTGCGCTGATCATCAACAAGGTAGGGCGCGGAATGCACAAGCGCACCATACAGGTACGCATCTGGCGCATACTCAAGCACCCAATTGCTTGTATTGCTGTCAGACAGCGCAGGCGTTCTGCCATAGTACAAAAGCTCTGCCGTGTATGCAGTGTCAGGCGTTGGGAAGATTTCAAACGCGCCATCGCTCATTGTAAAATACTGCGGGCGACCTGCTACGTTTGCGGCGCTCATGCGGCGATTAATCATGTCTGCGTGCGAAGTTTGGCGCAGTTCGTATGTTTGACCGCCAGACAAGTAAAAGCGAATGCTTTCAAGCCAATCAGATGGCACGCGAGAATACTGGTCATCTAGCTGCACAGTTGCGCGTTTTTCCATACGCCAGTGACGTATCTTTCGATCCATGTCGGCTTCTGCAAGACTAATGAAGTCAGGAATAACGCTTGTAAGATCATCGCGGTTTAGCCAGTTGGCTATTGCTGTCTTTAGTTCTGCATAGGTTGTAATAGCCATTACCACTTCACCTTATTTGCCCAATATGCGGCGCTCATCTTGCCTTTGGAAATGTTTTTAGCGTGCCTTGCCTTAAACGACTTAGCACGCTTTGTCATAGTCTTATCACCAGTTTTGCCTTGCTGACCAAAGCGGATCGTCTTTACCTTATCACCTTCTTTAGCCACAACTACGTGTGACTTGGTTTTGTGGCTTGGAGTGCGCTTAGGCTTATTATAACCCGATACTCCAGCGCGGGCGAGGCGGGGGTCTTTAGGCATTAGAACGCTGGTCCTGTAAATGGTGCGGGCTTTGGTGTCTCTCTGCGAAGAATGTCAGCACGCTCTGCAATAAGGCGTTTACGTTCTGGGTCAGAAAGGTCAAACAAGGTGCCGCCTGTTTCAGTAAACAACTGACGCTCAGCCTGATACTCTGGACGACTTTTGTAATACGTTGAGTAATCATCTCTGCCGCCAGAAATTACATAATCCTTGTAGTCTTGAACGATTAAAGGATCATTTTCCATCGCACGCAAAGGTATCGTCGCTGACAATGATTGCAGCATTGTTTGCGCCTCACTGGGCGGCGCTGATGGCACATCAAGCAAAGCGCCTACGCTTGGCGCATCCATATTAGTTGCGGATGGTGGCACCATGGTTTGACGCGGCAACAATCCCATTGGGTCTGGGGTTTTAGGCGGCTCTGGCGTTTTATAGCTGCCCATAGTAGAAATCCCTAGTGCCGCTGGGGCTTCAATTTCAGAACCACCTTGAAGTTGATCTTGCGTAACAGGCTCCATTGCCGCTTGCCCCGCAAGAATACCCGCAGCACGCATGCGTTGATTTTCTGTAAGCGTAGAAGGTTCCGTACCTCGCTGAAAGTTACGAGGATCAAATTCAGCAGCAGGCACAGCTTGACCCATAACAATGGCTTCTTTTTGCGCATCCGTAAGCGTAGATGGCTCAGTACCCCGCTGAAAGTTACGAGGGTCAGATGTAACAGGAAGAGTAGGGGGCAGTAAGCTCTCACTATATTCAGTGATTGGTGTACCAGTTGTCATAGTTGGGCGCAAAACAGGTTTAGGTGAGCTAGTTCGTGCAGATGTGCGTGCAGCAATACGCTCAACATTATCCTGCGCTTCAAGCGGTTTAGCAAAGAGATTACCAAGGATAGACAGTAGGCCACCGCCCTCAAACTTATCGCCAGATGCGCCAGCACCGCCACCGTCTAACATGTCCATCAAGCCAGTAAAACGCTTGCCTGTACCTTCACGCCCGCCACGTATTGCGTTTAACGCACCTAAGCCAGCAAGTAATCCTAGTGCTGCTCCTGCTTTCATTTCTTTTTACCTTTTTTCTTTGCGCTGAGCTTCTTCAAGTCTGCGCCAGTAATTTTCTTGCGTGGTGGAGCCACTGCGGCTAACTTTTTTTGCTTTGGGCTATATTTAGAATACGGCATTAGGACTTCACCTGCTTTTCCCATTCATAACACTTAACTTGGGTAATTGTATACGTTGGATATTTCATCTGCAAAGAGGGAACCCCATTCTGCATAAAATCCGCTATGCATTTATTCTCATCGTCATACGCAGGACCACCGACTGCAAAGCAGTAATTCTGAGCGCATAAAAGAACAAATGCAGTAAACATTACATCACTTCTTACCCTTTACTTTCTTCTTAGCTGTTTTAGCCGCTGCTTTAAACGCTTTAGCTGTTGGCGCACCTTTTGCACCAGCTTTGCGCATCTTCTCGCCAGAGCCTGCAGCAATTCTTTTACGTTTTGCATGAATCGCATCGTATAGCCCTTTATCTCCAGCTTTTTTTCTAGGCATCCTTTACAAACTCCACGTCGAGAGACAATTCTTCATCTGATAACCACATGGTAACAGATTTACATATATCAAAAAATGTCTCTGCATCCAAATCTGATTTCATTCTGTTGACGACATTACAACATAAAACAGTGTTTTCAGGAATGTAACCAATACTACTATCAATCCTTTCAACCGAAACAGAAAGCAATGTATTTGGTTGCAGTTCCATCTTAAAACCAGTGTAAACGCAAATACCTTCTTGACGCTCCCACATATCAATTAAGTCTTGACGCGTTATTAAAAAATCATGCCCTCTCTTATCGGAAGAGTTTTTGCAGGTTCGCAAGAATGTTGTTATTCTTCCCTCAAATGTAGAATATCGCTTCTGTCTTGATTTTAGATTTCCTGCCTTGCAGCACTCCTTACACCAAGAGTGAAATCCGTCTTTCCTCTGCGAGTGCCTAAAGAAAAACTCATTCGTCGCAGGAAAAGTTGCCTTGCATTTAAAACAGGTACGACCCTTCGCCATTACTTATACTTCTTACCCTGACACTTCCCAGCACGCTTACACGCTGCAGGTGTTGGACAACCTTTGCATGGTTTCATAGCTAACTCCTTTTGCTGCAAACGTATCACATTATGCAATTCCGCGCAAATTCCGTTTTATTTCGCCTCGCCAAGAGCTAAACGAGCCAGATAACGCAGTTGCAGCGTCACTTGCCATAGTCAAACACAGGGCATCAGCCAAGTCAGGCGAGGCCAAACCACGCTTGCGCATCTCATCCTTACTCTCAGCTTTCATTTTACCACTAGAGGTAAAGCTATACCTAATACTGGTCAACTCTGCGATGAGTTGGTCATTCTTAGGTAGCTTACATGAGCGATCTTCTAGCCAACCTTTAGTTTTAAACCAAAGTTCACTCCGCAGATTAAGATAGGTATCGCCCATGCTTGGCGCTTCAGCGACGTTTACGCCGCGCACAGGCAAGCCAATCTCACGCAGGCGGTCCACCACACCTGAACCTACGCCAATGCTATCGACAAGTATCTGCGTGGGCTGTCTGCTGGGCGGTAACGCCTCATACTCAGCAACCACCCTACCCACAGTCTGCATCAAATCCAGCCCAGACCAAGCCCTAAGCTCAGTCACAATCGGACCCTGACGCTTACACAGCGCAGTCTTATCCGTACCAAACCGTGCTACATCCAAACCCCAGACTGACTTGGTATCCTCATCAATCTGCACATCGCGGTGCGTGGCATTCTCCACAAGATGAAACGGAATAATCGTGTCATCGTCTGCAAGCGGAAACTCACCCAGCACACGAATACGAAACGCATTGCTTTCCTCGCCATACCTGAGCCGCATCTCATTGACGAACTCATCGCTGACCAAGGGGCTATCTACGCAAGACCACCTGCGCGTCCACCAGCTATCTGCCATGCGCGTCTGGCTTTCAAAAAACGTACCACTGGAGCGCGTAGGGTTGCTGAGCATGATCGTAGTCGCGTTATGGCCCGACATAGACCCAGCAGCAGCCTCAAATACCTGCTCAGGCACACCAGAGGCTTCGTCCACAACCAACATAACATGCTCAGAGTGAACCCCAGCCAAGGCTTCAGGCGTTTCTGCCCTACTCGTCCTTGCAGAAATAAACATCTCTGCGGGCGCAGAGGTATGCTCAACGCGATCCGATTTCACGTTAAGTATGCTCTGCAACCCTTCAGGCAACTCGTTGATCCAGCGCTTCAGCTCCGCAAACAACGCGTCAAAAAGCTGACTAGAAGTTGGCGCAGTTACAACAACTTTATTTGGGTAATGCATCAAAAAATACCATAGCATTGCCCATGATGCTGCTGTAGACTTACCAGTACCATGACCAGACCGAATGCTAATCTTGCGTTCGCCAGACGCAATCGCTTCCAAAAATTCCGCTTGATACGGCAGTGGCTCCACATCAAGCACTTCGCGCACAAATAAAGTAGGCTTCTTGCCGTACCTCTGCACAAACTCAAGCATTGTGTTCTGCGCATTCTCACTCATGGTCAATCACCTTCGTTTTACGCAGCGCGTCTAAGTGAAAATCACCGATATTAATGTTGATTTGCTGGTTTCCCTTATTACCATACCTTTGCTGGTTCCAAGCAGCCGCAGCAAGATTATTCTGGCCCACCTGCTGCTTCAATATACCCAAATCAATCTGCGATACATTGGCCTCACTTGCGTCCCGCGTATTCTCACCGCTCAGCGCCTCAAAAACCTCACGCTGTCTGCGATCAGACATATTCTCAATCAGCTCAAAGTTCTTATCAAAATATGCATCAGCAGCGTCTCTGCGGGCCTCATTGACCGCCGCAGTTAATTCTGGGTTTTTCATTATTAAAACTCTAAGCGCACCCTCTGACATATCCAAGTCTGCCGCCAAGCTGCGCAAAGACTTTGCTTCTAAAATCCACTCAAGCAAATATTCACCGCCACCCCTGCGCATAATTTCAGCAGTGCGCTTCTGACGTAAAGCATTGCCAGCCATACTAAATCCTTCTCTGATTGCACGCAAATTTTAACATGATACCGCGCAAAAGCAAGCGGGGGAGGGCGGGGGGCTGCAGGAAGGATTACTGGGAACAACGCACAGGGAGGGAAGCGTTCTTCGCGAGGGCAGCACCCCCTGCTTTTATATAACACGGATTTTTGTGTGTGGGAATGTATAATAATAATAGGGGGTGGGGTGGGGGCTAGACGGGGGGGGTTCTCGGCAAAACTGAACTGACCAGTTTAGTTTAACATTCTAGCTCAACCATAGGTAGCACGCATAATAGGGATTATGTTAAATTGGCGTTTTTCGTGGGTTTTGCGTTCGCCTTATAAGTGTATTGCTAAACTGAACGGTTTAGTTTATTCGCGCGCGCCCGCCTGCGACCTGCGTTTTATTGTGTGATGCGTTGGTTTTGTGACGTAACGTCACTTTGGTTTTTACTTGTTGCATTGATACTGTTTAGATATTACATTGATATCACAAGCAATGGGAAGGATACACAATGGACTACGAGACAGAAAGATTTGAAGTTGATTACCATGCAGGATGGTTAGTCATCACAGACAAAGAGAACAACCGCAACGAATGTGTGCAACTGACAAACAGCAAGGGCAGAAACATAACGCTAAGCCAGTTCAAGAGCAGCGTTAAGACTGGCGGCATTGATAAGGCATGCACTGTCTTTCTTAAACTTGCCGCGACACACAAACCAAACGCAACAGCGTGTTATTCATAAGAAAGGATTAAAGACATGTTCAAGGCAGCAGTAATTACCAAGGCACCAACTGGCAAATTCATTTTTGTTGGGCGCGTACCAGCAGCATTGTGCAATACCCGTTACGACACACTAGACGCGGCAAAGATCGCTGCAGTTGATTGCATGATGGAACATGGGGAAACATTTCCCGTAAATGTAGCGAATGATTTAAAGTGACGCTACGTAACAATAGACAAGGTATCACTGTGATTGCATAGTGATACCACAACACAAGGAAACGAGACAATGACAAGTTATATCAATACAGACCACACAACGGGCCAAATGTCGATTGACAGCGAATACTTTGGTAAAATTTACATTCGCTTCGGCAAACACCCATCAAGCATAACATCACGCTCTGAGGGTCTTATTTACGGTGGTGGTGCGCGTTTTATCAAAGAGCAGATCAAATCTTTAGAGGAACACAAAGACGCGCTTGATATTCACATAGACTACGACAAAACGATCACGATCAATAAGGTTGATTACGAGGGTATCAGCTTTGAGATGCAAAAATTCCACGATGGATCGCGCTTATGTACATATGTGCGCGGCAAACGCAAAGGCGGTTTCTATCACGACAGTATGACAGAGGCCGCGCGTGACAAGGTGCGCAAAGAGATTGAATGCATTATTGGCGATGACTTTGACCATATTGCCAGCGCGGCGCGCGCATTCGCTATTACCAACTTCAAGCACACTGTTCGCGTATCATTGGAAAACGTCAAAGAGAACGTGCAATCCGCGCTTGATTACTTAGGGAAAGTGTAATGAAAACCTACATCCAAATATTCCGCAACATGAACACCGCCGAAAAACTATGCGCAACATGGGCTGTGTTCCTAACGATAATTACATGCGCACATATCGTATTCATATCATAAGGATCAGAGACAATGGAAAAGCATAACTGGATAAACACCTTGAACCGCATGCAAAGCGAGTGCCAAGCATTGCGCAACTTAACAGGTACACAACAAGAGGCCATTCGTGATGCCATATCGGCTCTACGCAACGCAACAGACACTTTAGGCAATGACTTCGATCTATGTCTGAGCGATTGCCGCGCTATAGACCGCGCTTTTTGGGCCATGCATCACGCCTTTGAAAACCTTGAGCCGAACGAGCATCAGCTTGAGCAAATCGAAGCGCATAACCTTGAATGGGACTACGAAACGCAAACGTGGTCAGAGGTAGTGCCAGACGACGAAACCGTGGATGACTGGCATCCTCACGGCGTTTAGTCTAGCTCAGCCAATCGCCGCGCCATGTCGCGCAAAATGTATTTCAATTCGCGGGTAGGTATCGTTCCGATATACTGCCCGCGTTCGCTTGACCAGATGCGCAACCCGTCATCGTAGACGCTCCACCTTAGCGCGGCTTGCGTTTGTTCGTCAGCTCTGTTTTCCGCCATAATATTTCCTTTCGCTCTTCCTCTGTCCACGGTTCCACCTGCGCACCATATTTGCGCCTATTAGCGAAGCCCTCTAATTCCTCTAGCGTTGTCACGCTCTGCAGCTTGTCATGCAGCGTCAAACCGCGCCGCACCTTGAACGTGCCATGCGGATGAACCGTAGCCGTTCCTGCGGCTATTCTATCCTGCAACCATTTAGGAAATTCTTTTTTCTGCAAATCTAAATCCTTCCCACCATTTCAGCGTGACCACGTTAATCACGGTTTTATTTTATATATAAAACCGTGATTTCGTGGTTTTGGTCTGCTCTCTGTTTTATTCCACTGTTTTCCACGGTTTTCCACTATTCCCCCCACCTAACCCATTGATTTCATTACGCTGGCTAAAATGGTGCATCACGTTCCCCATCGCTTGTCCGCCCTTCTTTGCTGACAATCCAGATTTTCCCCGCATTTACCTCAATGTAGCCTTTTTCTTGCAGCTTCCCGATAGTCTGCGTCCAAGTTTGTTGCGGGTCTTTCGTTGTGACCTTGCCAACAAAATGTTCCCTTATCGTGTCGCTGTCGATACACCAGAACTTGCCCGCGTCAGGCCATCCAGCCCCCGCAGGATTAGGCGAACCCACGCGCTCCCCGCGAAGCTGCATGAAACACTTGCGGAACAGCTTTTGGTTTTGCCCCTGTGGCCTCGCGTCATTGTGCACAGCTTCCATTTCTTCGCGTGTCGCTTCACGTATGATACAAGTCGTGACCTGATCACCGTCTGCGTCTTCCCCAAGCTCGACTATCTGCAGAATAAAGTTTATCTCCGCGCCTGTCTCCATGTCGCGCTGCTTTGTTGCTCTTGCGGTGCGCACGCGCGTTTCTTCGTCGTACGATAGTTCAATCTCTGTATCACATGCCGCCCGCAATGCGCTTGCCCCACGCGCACCTTTCGACGCGTCTTTGCCGCTATGATGGACAAGCATGATGTGCACCCCTGTGCGATCTCGTATAGCGTCTAGTCCTGCAATCAGGCGCGACATTTCGCTGTTATTATTTTCGTCCATTTGACCTGCCGTGGCCCTCGCAAGGGTGTCGATTACCAAAACCGTGACAGGTTCCATGCGCCGCCCAATCTCCGCCATGATAGCTTCTATCTTCGCTATATCTTCATCCGCGTCATATAGATTGATGGGCGAGGGTCTGACCGCTAGTGATACATCGTTGAACCCGTGCTTCTCGTGCAGCGCATATAGTCGGTTCTCGAATGCTCTGCCGCCCTCTGTGGCTAGATATAAGACTGACCCGCGTTTGATCTTATTGCCGATCCATTCTTCGCCCGCAGCAATGTGGTAAGCGAGGCTCATGCAGAAAAATGACTTGCCCACGTTTGACGGGCCATACACCACGCTAATTGAGTTTTCCGCGATCCAGTTCTTGATTATATATGTGCTGTCCAAGCGTGGCCTTGCTGCACTTGGGAATATCACTTCGTCTAGCACGTTGCGCGGTTCTAGCTTCTTGCGTGTATCCTCTGCGCCTCTGGCTATGTAAACGTCATTCCAGTCTAAACCTTCGCTGTCTGGCAGGACGCATTCCACGCCATGTTCCTTGAATGCTTGTTCGCAGGCTTTTAGCCCTGCAGGGTCATTGTCTCCTGCAATGATAAAGCGCGTTTCAGGTTTAACTTCACGAAGCGCGGCAATGACGTTCACAATATTGCTGGCGTTCAGGCAATGCACCGCGGGCTTGCCCGTTGCTTCGTGTACGCTGCATGCTGTGGCAAAACCTTCGCAGAGATATGCAAAATCTTCGATCTTGCCGCCCACAACGTGAAAGCAGCCCTTGTAGTCTAGCCCGTAGTTGAATTTCTTTTTGCCAGTTTCGTCTATGAATTGCGTGCCGACTACCTTGCCTTGATTGTTGATGATCCTGATATGCAGATCGCCCTCATCAATGATTGCCGTGTGTTGCTTGATGCGCTTTCTAGTTAAATATGGGTGCAGCTCTGGCGTTTCTGGTAGCTTCACCACGTTATCTGGGGTTTTGTTCATTGCGCCGCTCGTTTCGCTTATGATTTCCTTGTCTGGATAAAGGCCACGCTCTCGCAATATCTGGATGATCTCTTTCCAATCCTGACATTGCCGACAGTTTACCTTTAGATTTCCTTGATATTCGCTAATCCAAAACCGATCAACACCCCCGCAATTAGGGCAAGGCCCATGGTGCTCTTGGTGGCTTGTCTTTTTAAGCTGTAACGCGCTTATGATTTGCGGCGCATATACGCTATATATGGGTTCTGGGTACTTGATCTTACCTACATCTTGCCCTATCATTGCTTTAACAAATGCTCCTCACACGGTTATTTGTTTTTCTTGTCTCGATGATGAACTGCCCCACGTGATCGCTCCGTGGGGCATTTTTTTACTCTGCATGTTCTTTTGCGTGGCATAGTGGGCAGAGCCAAACCACATCCAAAGGCTTTGCATAGTCATGGTGATGCCCATGTATCTTGCCACCTGCTCCACATTTTTCACAATTTTCTGGCTTAATCACTTTGCCACTCCTTACTCTACTCCACAGTAATACATGCGCCGCACGCTTTTCTGGGTTTTGTTCTTGCCACTTCTTTTTGGCCTTACTCATTGATGCCCTGCCAGCTTTTGTGGCTTGGTATTTCTTGTGCCTTTCTTTTACCCTTGGGTCATTTTGAAAGCGCTTTTTGTCGTACTCTCTATAGTACTCTGCTTTTTCCTTTCTGTTCTGCCGAACTTTCTCTTTGTGACATTCCTTGCAGCGATTAGTCATCGAAGCGTAAAACTCGGCGTTTTCATCGGTCACGCCGCAAACCTTGCATGTTTTTGTCATGGCCCTAGGTTAAGGGCCATAACGGGATATGTCAAGATATACCGTTAAAAGGGTATCTCGTCCTCTAGCACGTTATTCACAGGTGCAGCTTGTGGCGCACTTGGCTTAACAGGCGGCAAGCCAAAGGGGTCATCCCCTTGCTTTGCTGCGGTAAAGCCATCAGTTGCGCTGAAAGGATCGCTTGTGGCTTCCTCTGCAAGTTCTAAGACCTGCACACCGCGCAACCTAAGCCCAACACCAGACACAGCCCCCGTATTATACGCGAATAGCTGCCCCCACACATTGACCTTGCTGCCTGTCGTTAGGCGAAAGTCAGGTGGCAAAGAGTTGCGATTTGCGTCCTTTTGCACTGGTGGGTTTGTCGCTTCACCTGAATAAGCACCCTTGAGCTTGGCCTTGCCTTGCGGCTGCCCGTCGTCTAGCTCTTTGTATGGGTAATACATGGGCTTGGGTTTCCACTTGCGCTTGGTGTCTGCCTTGGCAGTTTCCTCGTAAATCTCATCGCATTTCTTCAGAAATTCCGTGGCATCTTCATTGCTCATATTGAATGAGATTTCATACGCTGCCCCGTCATCGAGTGGACCACATGGCACGGTTTTGTTTTCCATGTTGTCAAAACGATAGCATCTGTTGATGCGCGGGTATTGCGCGGTTACGTTCTCGAATAGAACTTGGTTTGGTGATAGCATTTTCATGGTCTTGTCTCCTTCGCTTAAAATGCTTCTATTTGATCTTCCATCCATGCAGGAAGAAAGACTTGATTTACGTCAGGCCAATCTGTCGTAAATTCCCCTGTTCGCATAGCATTGCCGATCTTTTCCAATGTGGCAAGCATGCGTTTGTGTGCGTGTGCTAGGTGTAGCTCACTTAGTTCATGCACAGTTGTGACATATGGTGCGTTCTTTTCTACTGCTATGAGATACATAGTTTTGCAGGGTAAACCCGCTTGCCACATAGTGTGCAGGTAGAAAGCTATTTGCACATCATAGTTATACCGCCGAATTTCTTTATGAAATGCCTCTGGCGATGCGTCCTGCGTGGTTTTGATGTCGATGATGTAAGGCTCATCCGTTTTCTTTTGCGGCATGATTAGCCCATCTGGGCGCACCTTTATGTCAACATTTGTTTTGCTGCAGGTTGTGAATATACTGGCCTCTGCGACGAAGCTGTCATTGTACACAGTTTCCTTTAGGAAGTCGCAGTGCATGAATGCGTTTGTTGCCATAGCCATGCAGGTGTCAAAGTCTTTTTCGGTCAGCAACACTTTGCCAGCTTTGTCAGCTTTCGCTTTGGCATCCTTCCATTTGCTGCCGCGTCTATCCTCTGGGCCGCGCACAACTAAATCCTTTTCAGGCTCTAGGATTAGCGCATGCACAGCTTTGCCTATGTCGAATGCGTTGCTTTCTTTGCGCTCTTGCCCTGCCCAGTGGAGTAGGGATTTGCTTAGGACTGTCTTTACGTCACTACTTGAGATATGCGGATGTATCTCTTTGTCGTGATACTCATAGTCTGGCAGGTTGTATTCAATTTGTGTCATACGCCGCTCCTGTTAATGTGCTCGCCGCACCACCCATCTCTATGCATAATTATCTCGAATGGGCTTGTGTCCATCATGTACTCCATTTGCCTAGCATTTTCGTAGCCCATGATGCTTCCATTTTGCTTGTACGTTGGCGGGTATCTGCGACATTCGCCGTAAGCTGGTTTGCCGTCCTTATCGTCAAGCTGGTTGCACCAAAACACGCAGTTTCTACATGCTTTCAATCTATTTTCCATTCCAGTTCTCCCTTGCTACATAAATGAATGCTTCCCAATCCATCCGCACTTTTTCATCGTGATGCGCACCATCGCCCATCAGATACTCCAAACGCATGACCACAGTGATTGGTTGTCTGTCGTATTTGTAGATAAGCACGGGTTCTTTACCTGCTGCCTGCGCTGCCCTTTCGACTTGTATCCACCACTCAGGACGAAACGTGTGATGCTTGCCGCCGTATCTTTTGCATTCAATAACGTAAGGCCAGCTATCATCATCTGTAATGATGTCGCCGTGGTCTGCGGCTCTGTACTGCTCTATATCGCGCTTTGCGTTCAAGCCCAGATCAGCAAACAACATGTTCGCTATGCTGCGTTCAAACGATGCGCCTTTGTTACGCCCGTTGACCATCTAGCTGCGCTTCCAAGTGTTCCGCAAAAAACATAATCGCATCTTCTACAAAGTCGCTGCGGCTATGCTTTCTGCGGCCCTGTGGTTTGTATACGTCCTCAAATCGCAGTCGCTCTATTACTTCGTCTGCATACTTACTTAGATGCAGCATGCATGGCTTTGTGTCGTTACTCATTTTTACCTCACAAAAAATTGTTGACACCCTGCTTTTAGCTTGATACCAAAGAGATGTCAACGGGGAATTGACGCAATATCAACATGTGGAAGGATTAACATGGAAAAGCACTATAAATATGTTGACGCACATCTACGTGCGTCTAGCGCAGCGGAGAACATACGCCAATGGGCAGAGCGCGGCGAGTTGATTGACTTGCAGTGGGCAGAGGAAATGTGCCAGCACATTGACTTGATGGACAAAATGGTACGCCCCAATGTGGTCCAGCATACTCGTTGAGTTCATAGAGCAAATGCATGGGGTGTCGGTTATCTGGCGTCCCAGCGAAACAGAAAAGGAGCCACCGTTTTGATAGGTTACATCGCATGTCCAGAGTGCAATGGCACAGGCTACATAGAGCGTGAACGTGTGGCACCTTGGATCGACAGAGATACCCCGCCAGACTTGGAAGCATACGAGGAAGTATGTGAGCTATGCCAAGGTGACGGTGAGATAGAAACAAATAAACATGAGGAAGATGAAGAATGACATACCAAGAACCTAAAAAATCACTTGTATTGGAAGCAGTAGAAAAAGCATGGGACGGCTCAAAGACGCACCGCGAGGCTGCTGAGAAATATTTGAAGATGCTGCGTGAAGATACAGCATTGCGTGAGGCTGCAACTGAGCGTGTGCTGGAGCGCATTGCGACAGAGGATGTTAGTCGTCGGTCACGCTCTAGCCGCGCTACGTTTAAGCGTGAGGCTGAGAAGGTCACGCGACAGGTTGTGCTGAAGAAAGGCGAAACGTCTACACCGTCTGTGTCGCTGAAGAATACAGCATCAGTTTATGCCAAAGATATGTTTGAGCGGTTCATGCTGCCTAAACTTGGCATTTCCCTTGGTGACGCAACCCGCGACGATCTAGTGCAGGTTGTGCAATCCGAAGAGGGATTGATGCGCACACATAAACGCAACCACAAATTCTTCTCGGCTATTCTGAAAAAGATGCCAGAGGATAAGATTGTCCGTGATGTTTGGACAATCGAAGAAGTTGAAAAGCTGCACACAGAAACGATGGCAGCATAATGTTACAGGGGGCCGAAAAAGAAGCACAGAAATGTCATGTGAGCTGCGCCCCCAAATTTTTACAGGGGGTCATTGTGAAAACGCAGAAATGCCATTTTTCCTTCACCCCCACCAGTTTTATTTGGGCCACACAGACTGCACAGAAATGTCATTCAGGGCCTGCCCAAGGGAGAGGTCAGGCGCAACGCTCAGAGATGTCAATTCATCACCGCCTCTCCCAACAGTTTTATTTGGTGCCAACAGGAGACAGCAGTAATGCCAATTTCAGATCGCACCAAGGGAAGGGCCAGCATAATGTCGCAAAAATACCAACGCGTAGACGCCCTTCCCAACTTTTTACAGGGGGTCATTCGAGCAGCGCAGAAATGTCACATGAAGCTCGCCCCCCCACAATTTTTGGGTCAGAGAAAGAACGCAGAAATGTCATTCCATACTTACCCAAGGGAGAGGCTAACCCTGCCCCGCAGAAATGCCAGTTAAAGTCCGCCTCTCCCGACCAGTTCACAGGGGGCCATTGCGGGATCGCAGAAATGCCACCAGCATCCCGCCCCCACCAAATTTGGGCCATATAGGTAGCGCATTTATGCCGTTCTCGTCCCGCCCAATAACCAGAGGCCATTACGGCTCCGCAGCAATGCCATAAGACGAGCGCCTCGCAACATAAAAAGGAAAACAAATGGACAAGAGATACGAAAACCCGACAATCGCAATGATTTACCGCACATGGCGCAATCGTCAGAATATGGTGCGTGCAGAGGGCAAGCTAGTATTGCAGATCAAGGCAATCTGCCGTGGCTTCTGTGACGGCGACATCAAGGAAGCAAACAAGCTGTATAAACGTCTAAAGGATGGAGAGGGCACATTAGAGGCCACAGCCGCTACGCAGCCTCTATTCGAGGCCAGAGAGCCTCTACTGGAAAGCCGTGCCGCGTTTGAGAAATGGCTTATTGATCTAGCTAAGCAGCTGCCTGCCGCAACATTTGTGGATAAGGTAAGGGGTTTCGGTCATCTTGGCCTTGCAGGTATCGTGGGCGAAGTCGGCGACTTCATGGCATACGAGAAAGAGCTTGACGGTATATACAAGCGGGCTGGACTTGCCGTGATTGAAGGTGAACGGCAGCGCAAGCACAGCAATGCCGACATGGCTCTTTTACATGGTTACAACCCATCTAGGCATTCTGTGTTCTGGACTATTGGTGACAGCTTGCTAAAATCACAGGGTAAAGAAGAAAATGCTGGGCCATACCGCATAATCTACGATAATCGTAAAGCAATGGAACGTGAGCGCGTTGACACAGATGGTCACGCTCATAACCGCGCTTTGCGTTACATGACCAAGCGCCTAGTGCGCGATTTATATAACGAATGGAAAGAGGTAGCATGAAATGACTGACAACCAGATCGCAAAGTATTTGGAACACACAATAAGAGACTGCATAGCGGCACGAGCAAATCCCACATCTGCACTAGTGCATATTGATGCAATACATTCTAGGATGAAACACGTTTTAGATAAGCTCAAAGAAGAGCGTGAAGATGTAACAGGAGCACCAGTATGACAATAGCTACAGCATGGGCTGCACTAGCCAAGCAGGAAAATGCTGCGTACCGCAAGAAATGGGGTACAGGTCTGCAACAGCAGAAGAGGGAAGAACCAAAGCCAAAGCAAAAGGGCAGGCCGAAAGGCTCGTACAACCCAGAACGCTTGGCGTTGATTAAGGAGCTGATAGAGGAAGGTTTCCGCACGGTAGACATTGCCAGAGAGGCAGGAATATCTGAAAGCAGCGTGCGTTACTGGAAAGCTAAGTATTTCATGAAGTAATCGTGTGGGGCGGACTTGTGCGAGATTTTGCCGATCAACAAGCCTGATTGCGCAACAACACAATAATCACACAAACATTTTCGCCCCACCGCGACAATTTATCAAAACAGGGAGTGAGTGCAATGGAGTTTTTTACTGCTTTTTACATAGAATACGCTGTGCGCGGCATGGATATACAAACGTATATACTGTTGCCCAGCTATGAGGCATGTCAGATATTTATCCGCGATAATGAGGACATGGCAGAGTATATGTTTGCAGACGGTGATGTTGATATGTACTGCAGGCCAACGCCTTACCTGTCTAAATCAATTAGACCAAAGCTGCGCCCAGAGGGTCTTTAAGGTGTTACAAAAACATGTTATATTTCAAGCATGTAGCCAACACAAGAAGTCTGAGCCTTGCCTATCAAAGACAAGGGGAAGCGCAGGGAATATAACAAGAAGTACGGCGCTGATTGGTATCAGCGTAACCGTGAGAAGACGCTTGAGCGCGTCCGAAAGCGCAAGAAAGAGCAGCGACAAAAGTTCAGGGATTATAAGGCAGGCTTGTCCTGCTTTTTTTGTGGCTTTTCCCATCCTGCTGCAATAGATTTTCACCACCCCGACCAGAACGGCGATCCAAAGGTAAGTGCCTTATTGCAGCAAAGCAGATTTAAGAAAATGTGGGAAGAAATTGAGAAAACGATCCCACTGTGTTGTAACTGCCACAGGATTTATCATTGGATGGAAAAAGAGGGAGAAAAGGATGAATGACCTACCAGAATACTTTGCCATCGCAGCAAAGATTATAGAGCGTGCAGAGCGCGGTTTGCCGCAAGATAGGTGGATGCGTGGCGATCACGAAATGGAAGCCCTTGTTCGGGCTTATATCGCTTTATTGAACACTTGTTCAAATATGCACGCTGACATGATACAACGCGGCACAGATGCAATGGATATTAGCTGACCTTCTGGCAAAACCCTGTACAATGGGGGAGCCAACATAAGGAGTGCAGCTATGCAAACTTTCCTGAAGATCGACATGGATGACGATATAGAAAGCACAAGCGAAGAGGTGGATGCGCTCTTAGACTACATGGATGAACGTGTAGAGCAAGGAGTGCAGCCTGAAGAGGTCATGGCTGCAATCATAGTTGTACTGGCGCTTATCTCAGGTGAGACAGGTGACGCAGAAACGCTGCACTAAACGATAAGTTCAAAGTGCGGCATATCGTTGAAGCCTCTGCGACCCTGCGATCTACGTAGATCGTGATAGGCTTCCCAGCATTCTTTCATGTCTGTTTGCCATAGTCTGCAGTCATACGGGTACTTGTGATCTGGCACAGCCCATGCAGCGCCCCAGCACAGCGCAACGTCACACACCTTTGCTGCCTGCTGCATTGCATCTGCAATCGGGAAGTACGCACTTTCTTCCCAGCGAATACCTGTAACGCTGTCGTATGCGCCTAAGTCCACAGCAAGCCCATCAATGTGCTTTGACTTCATGGTCTGGCTGTTGCCCTTCTGCACAAGCTCACGCTGACGTTCAATGGAACGCAAACCTTCCAAAACTGTGAAGTCAGTCTTTGATATGCCGATAGCATACTTCACGACTGCAACTAGACGCTCATCAACACCCTCTAGGCGTGACAGGCTACGCTTTCCTAATTTAAAGCTCATTTCTTTAATCCTCTCATAGTTCTTATTCCGAAACTGGCGGCAATCGACGCATACATGCCCCATTGAACCCAGAGGGGGGTTGTCTCAAGGTTAGCAAATCCCTGTGCCATGGTATCTTGTAAGCTAGGCACAAAGTTAGCAGCAAGGATAAGAACAAACACAATAGTCCAAAGTTCGTCCTTCCATGAGTTTTGTGCAGAACGTATAGCCTCAAGTTCCCAATCAATCTCGCCAGTGGCTTGCTTGAGTTTGATTTCTGCATTTGCTTTCTGTACCGCTGTCTTCCCATCAACCCAAGCAGTCGCCAAACCGCCAAGGCTGGATATAATACTCGCAATCATACAGACCCCCGATCCGTCTTAGCTTCTTTGTTCATCCAGATGCCAAAGCAGCCTGTGAGAGCGCCCATGCAGACGCTAACTAACCCTGCTTGACCATTCGTAGGGTCAGGCAAGGACATGTACCAGTGGACGCTTTGGTAGGTTAAGATCGTCACGACCAACATCATTAGCCGTGGAAAGATTTTATATTCATCAATCACTGTTGCTGGCATAAATACGCTCCGCTATTCGTTTATGCGTGGTGATTATAAGGACTTTTCCATTTTTGTATACACACCAGACATTTGGCTTAATTTCGATCAACCGCAAAACAGGTGACTGCTTGCCCGACATTCTTAACCATTACCTCTGCTTTAGCCTTTGCCTTGTTGCAGTGTGCCTCTGTACCAAACGTGCCTAGCTGATAATACTCAAAGCGATTATCTATGAAGCTAAGCCACACTAATATCCACATCACCACTTTTCCATATAAACGCCAAGATAATAGATAGCCAAAACAACCCCAGTGACAGCAAGTATGACACCCGCTGCAATCTGAATTTGCTCCATCTTTTTCTCATGTGCTAATTGTGCTGCCTTGCGTGCAGCTTGGCGTTGCTTACGCGCCTCATTCTGCCAAGCGATCCAGCGATCCCAAGTGCCTGCAGGGGCGTATAACCTGCAGTAGCTTTCTAGCTCAGCGCGTTTTTGTTTAATGTTTTCAAGGGCTTGGAACTCTTCCCAGTCACCCTCATCGCCACCTGTTATAGCAGTAAGTGGGCTGCTCTTTTTCTTCTTAACAGCCTCTTTAATATCTTCTTCTGCTGCAAGGAATTTACCTATAGAGCTAATAACGCCCGCAGTCTCTTTTCCATTACCAAGAGCAGTCTTGATAACCGAATAAGCGGCATTCGCAGCGGCAATGCTCTCAAGTATAGCCATGTCATTTTCGCAATGCTTGCTCTATGTTGTCGAGCTTCGTGAAGATTGCGGCAATGGTGGTTTTCATTTCTTTCATCTCACGATCATGTGAGCTTTTGGTGGCGTCATGCTGAGCTTTGAGAACTGCAATGTCAGTGTGATGCTGTGCTTGGCGGTTGAACATGTAAATAACAACTCCAGCAATCGGTAAAACGATCCACTGCATCACCGCATTAATCATCTCAAAATTCATTTCCATCTTACCACTTACCTTCCCACACACGCAGGCCGCTAAATTCGTTACTCATTAACTTCCTTTTTATCACATCTTTCACTGCTTGTGTATCTGTCCATGCTACTCCAGCCTCTTTTAGCCAGTTATTTAGCATAGCCATGTCCACATTGCCGACATGCTTATAGTCAGATGCGAATGCGTTAGGGGATAGCTCACGCGCTTGCTGAGCGTCTTTCAGCGCTACAGATGCGTCATGCGTCTTTTTGACGATGAGCATATCATCTTCAAACTTGATGGTTTCTTTGATTTTAGTTGAGGTGTTTGCCATCTTCCCAAGCCTCGTTTACGTCTGGTGTGGATGGGTCATCGCCTTTCAGCGTACCGTCTGCCTTACGCGCACGCTTACGCTTCGCAGGTGCTTTCTTTGCTGCAGGCTTCTTAGGCGCAGCTTTCTTTGGTGCGGGTGCCTCAAGCGGAAGTTCAGGCAGAACCTCTAACGCCATAGGCTTTGTTGTGCAAATCTTGTTATATTCTGCTTCTGGAATATCAATAATATCGCCATTACGCACGCGACCTACGCTTGTGGACATGCTGCGATACTTAACTAAAACTCTCATTACTGCCTCCTGATAAAGAGAAGGGGCGTTGCCGCCCCTTCAATAACGTTATGACGTTATGATGTTGTGTTGTCGAACACGCCGCCGTTTGCAGCTTCGTTCTTACAGACCAATGTAAGCTCTGTAACAACTTGGCGAGTTGTGTTGTCGCCAGTTTTTGCAAGTGCAACGTTTTTGGTTGGACGCAATGTTGCGACTTCCCACATATCATCCTGCATGATGAATACGTCACGTGAACGGTTCTCACGAGAAGGCATGAACTCAATAGTTCCCCAAGGAGTTACATACACTGCAAGTGATTTAATCACACGCTCGTCACCAGCTTGTACCGCTGAACGTTGGTTGTTGTTACCTGTGAAGGCCAACGCTTTGTTCATTTGGAACGCTGATAGATACACTGTGTCTGGGTTTCCGCCGTTTTCCCAGATTGACTGCATAACACCATCAAAGCGATCTTGTGAGAACGCAATCAATGTTGTTGTTTCGTCTGTACGTGCGTCTGTACCGTCACCAGTTGGGTCTGCACCTTCGTTAGCACCAAAGTCTGTGTTTGATGTCAACCATGCAGGCGCACCAGCAAGCTCACGTGCAGTTGTAGAGTTACCTGCTGCGCGTGCGTTGTTGTCGAAAAGTGCTTTTTCGATGTCCAACTTTTGCTCTTTGGCAATTTTTAGCGTTTGATACGCGATTTCACGCGCACGGCCCGCTTTGTCCAAACCTTCGTCTGTGTCTGGTACGACAACAGCGTTCTTGAAGATTTGTGTGTAGTTGCCCAAGCGAGTTGTCGCTGAACGTGCTTCTGCAGTTGTTGCGTCACCTTCAATGTGAGCGTTTGCTGCAGACGCGCGTAGGCTGTCTGTTTGCCATTCATGCAATGTATTGCGTGCACGTGTCTTTGCAGACTTCGTGTGGAATGGCGTTTCTTCTGGCGAAATGTTAGTGATCAAATCACTCAAGTCTTCGCGGATGCCGATAGCATCATAGCTGTCGAATGTGTTGGTTGGCTGTGCCATAGTTCACTTTCCTTTACTAAAGTTTTGGGTCTAGGAGTAGGTCAGCAAAGTCACGGATATTCCCTGACTTCATTGCTCTAGCCTCCTGCTTTCTGCGAGTTGCAGTTGCACCATCCTGAACTTTCTTTGCACCAGCTTTGACCATAGGCTTAGCTTTCTTAGCTTTCTGATCTACGTTTTTGCGATTGGCCTGTAGTTTGCGATAGCGTATCGCGTCATACAGGATTTCAATCTCTACAGCATCGGTAAGCTGCATTAAGGCTTCCTGTGGAACACCATAATACTCTTGACCACCACGTAGCATATCCTGAGCCGCTTTCTCATATTTCTGAGGGTCAGCGAAATCAGGCACACGTTGCTGCAAGATTTGCATTTGCTCCTGACGGTGCTGCATCTTTTGCTGCTCCGACTGTTGCGCCTGCTGTGCTTGCAGTTGCTGCACTTGTTGCATCTTTGCGTTATACTCACCCATTGCCGTTTCGTAGGCTTCCTTCTCTTGCATGTACCCAATCGGGTCACTCTCAAGAAGTTCCTTTGATGGCGGCGTAGGTGGAGCAAGTTCGCCATTCTGCGCTTGCTGGGTTAAAGTGTTCAGCACGTTTAACTGCTGAGCTAGTTGCGCTTTTGCTGCTTCAATCTGCTTAGATTGCTCAGCGTTTTCACGCATTTTTTGCTGAATATAGCCCTGACCCGCAGCAGACTGCTTTAGTTGGGAAAGGGTCCAGCGTTCTGGTTTTCCGTCAATAGTGACGTCAAACAGAGCTTCGCTGTCATCCTCAACGGCTTCTACTTCGTCAGTATATTCAGTTGCATCATCTTCGTATTCGGCTTCACCATCATCGTCAGATGCTTCGATGACTTCCTCATCCGCAATATCTTCTGCAAAATCGCTCTCAGCGTCCTGAGTTGGCTCTTCTGTAGCTTCAACTGTTTCTTCGGAATTATCCTGTGGTGCCAAAAGGCTCTCCACTGCGCTCTCAATAGTAGTCGCTTCCACGGTGCTACTCCTTATTTGCGATCTAACATGCGCTCTGCAGCAATAGCTGCGTCAAGCTGCATTTCGATCTGGTTTAACGCCCGCATGATTGCGTGCGCCTCTTCGCGCTGCTCAATTTCCTTGGCAGTGCTGTTTGCGAATATGCTTAGCTGCACATCGCGAACATCTTGGACAAACTGCTGAAAAGCAGTGTCATTCTTTAAACGCTTAGCTTCGTCTGCCTGTATGCGAATGCTCTGCATTATCCTCTCGCCGCTTGTTGCGCTGCTCTAATCGCAGCTACGTCAACTTGTGTGCCATACTGGCCTAGCACCTTGGCAGCATCAACCAGCAAGTCTTGATCCATCTGGTCACGCTTGCGATCATCTTCCATCATAAGTTTCTGCTGCTCTAGCTGCAATTTAGCCATGTCTGACTGCATATTGGCTTGCGCTTTCATTTGCTCTGCAGCTAGGTAGGCTTGGTTAGGATCAGTACCCTGAGCCTGCTGAGCCTGCGCTTGCTGCTGCATTTGAAGTAGCTGCTGCTCGACCTCTGGCGTGATTGGAGCAAAATATCTGTCAGAGTTTCTAATGCCAGCAGCAGCTAACATATCAGACAACGTATTGCGTATGTTCGTCAAGCTCACCATGCCGTTAAACGGTCCATACTGCGTGTAAATTTGCTGCTGGATTTGGAACGCTTGCTGATACGCCATCATCTTTTCTTCTTCGCGGCCCGTGCCTAGGCCCACGTTGATGCCGATGTCCATGTCAGACTTCCATACGCGCGGATCAACCTGCACAAACTGACCGCCCATCTTCACAAGCTGCTCTTCGTCTGTGTTCTTGATTGCTGCGCGTAGCATGATGCCAAACAGGCGCTTCATGCCGTCTGCAAGGTTACGCACCATTACCTCAATCTGACCAGCTTGCGCTTGGATTGTAGCTTGCACGGCTGCGCGTGTGGTTGACTGCATGCTGTCTGGGTCAAGCCCCATGGATGCACGGGATACGCCTGTTTTGTTCTCTACAACCTGATCCATGTATGTCAGCGCACCCAGCGTCTGGCCTGCAGTAAATGGAACTGTAAGCTCCTGCACTGACCCTGCTTGACGCATACGCACGATTGCGCCGATTTCATTGTTCAGCACATCATCAATATTGACTGCGCCATCAACAATGCCGATGCGTGGGTTGTTTGTCATAGCTACGTTGTCTAGCACGCCACGCAAGATAGCTGTGCTTGCGTCTTGGTCATCCATGATGATCTCTGCAAGAGAACGCCCAAAGAATGTGTGTGGCTCTGGATCAACTTCAAAGACTGCGAATGGCACCTCATCCCAAGGCTCAAAGTCTAGCAGCTTATAGCTTGTGCCGCCGCAGATAAAGCGATGCAGAACTGGCACACCCGTGCCATCTACGTCAATCTTCATGTAGGCTTCCGTGACTGCTACGCTGCGCATTGCAGGGTCACCCTCTTGATCCTCGTAGTCGTCTTGGCTGTAGCCTTGGCGCTCAATAGTTTCTGCTTCTGAAATGTCTGATGCGCCATACAAGCCGTCTAGCTTATAAACATCCTCAAAGTCATAGCCCATCTCAACCAAGTCACCCACGCGCATCTCTGTGCGGTGCGCTACGATATACGCATCATCAATGTTGCGGGCCTGCGAGTTAATGAAAAACTCTTCTGGCGGTACGCTTTCTAAGCGCATCTGACCGTTTGGTATTTGTCTGCTGATCTTGAGCGAATGCACGGGCGCTTCCACTTCTGCGCCAAACTCATCCATGCTCATTTCCATCTCTACGCCATGCTCAAGCACATCTACATCATCGTCAGAGACAAGCAGCATATACTCTTGGTCTGTCAGATTGTCGTATGTGTAGATTTCAGCATCATATGACGTTTCGTAGTACGCCTTTACGATACCTGTTTTCTTTATAAGCGCATCGTGGATCGCATCGTTTAGCACGCGATACCCGTCATTCTTTGTGAATGCATAATGAATGTACTGCGTAGCCTGCTCTGCTGCAGCAACATCCTCTGGGCCTTTTGGAAGGAACTCTACAGGCTTAGCTGTAGACATAAACACACGCATGATGCTGGGCTTGACGCTGCGAATTGTGTCACGCACTTTTGTTGCTACAACTTTGCTGCGCCCATCCTCATAGCCAATATCCACTTCACCATCAAAGTAGCGCTGCGCCTTGATGCGCTGATCTGTTATCTCGCTCTCCACAAAGTCCACAGCCTGCGCCATAGCGTCTTGCAGGATAGCTTCGATCTCGCGTTTATCTTTTGCTTTTGGCTGCATGTTATTGTCCTTGTGTTTGCGGCAATAGGCCAGTTTCCTCGCCTGCTTCCAAGCCCATCAAAGTTCGTATTTCTTTAAGACTAATTGAGCTATTTGGCTTTAGACCTGTGGCTAATGTATTCTTAATCTGCTCAGCCTGCTTTAATGTCCTAGCGTCCGACAAACCTTTAGCCCCCGCACCAGCTAAAGATACGCCAGCCATTGCTGGGTTGTAGGCAATAGCACCCACATTCAGAGCCTGCATAAGCCCATTACCTGTTGGCGACATTTTGCCGATAAGGCGCAAGGCGTTGTCGCTCATTTTGCCCTCAACAAATTGTTGCATCATCTTGATTTCGTAATCTTGAAAGAATTGTGTTTTTCTCTTGTTTTTCAATATACTAGCAACTGCGCGGCGATAATTGTTTACTATGTTGCCGCCTGATCCACTTGCTGCAGTATCAAGCTCAGCTTTCTTAAATGCATCTTCAAGCATTTCTAGTTTTTTATAACGCTTGTTGGCTTCTCTTGCTGCGCCCATCAAACGATTTGCTGGAGCTTTAGCTTCGATTGCCTCATCAATAACGTCAATAATTCCACGAATACCCTGCTCATTGCGTGCTGCACCGTAGCGTTTGTATAAACTTTGACGCAACTTATCCAACTGCCCGACAGTCATTGTGCTGTCCATTTGAGCTTGAATTGTTTTCAAAGCAGCCTTGGTCTGCAGATCAACCTCTGGCACATAGTTGAACTCTGCAACCTTTGCGTTAGCTTTGGCGACGATCTGGTTCATTTCATTCGGCTTAAACTTTACGCCTGCCTTATCAACTGCGCTATATGCTGCGTTTTTAACCTGCTGCAGATTTTCAAGAGTTGGACGCTCAACTGATCTTTTGAACAATGCTTGCGTAGTCTTGTTCGCAGCTTTTAAACCTACAGACGGTGCAGCAAATGCACCAATAATACGGGCTGGAAGTTCTGCAGATGGGGCATATTCCTCTGCTGCCTGACCTGCAGCCTCGCTACCAGCGCCTGCTGCTGTCATAGCCACACCACGGCGCGCAAGACCAGCAGGACCACCAATTGCGGCAGATGGTAAAAACTCAGCTATAGTTTGGGCATATTCGCCAGCAGCGGTCTGAGGCTCATACTCCTCTGCAGGAAACGCCTCACGCAATGCCTGTCCTATCGTAGACTGCAGAACTGGTGTTTTCTCATCCACATCGTAGCCAAGCAAGTCTTTGGCTTCTTCATATGTTCTAACACCAAGGCGGCCCAACATTTCAAGGGTTTCTGGGACAGCTATAGCACCCTCACGCAAGCCACTCTTTAGCGCCATTTTTACATCTTCACCGCGCGACACCTCTGGCGCAGGCTCTGCGGCCTGTGACGCAAAAAATGCATTTGCGCTTGCTTCGTCTGGAAACTGTATGATGCGGCCATCACCTGCGTCTACAACAACTGCCATTACTTTACAGGCTCCACTTTGCCAGTTTGGGGATTATATATGTGGGTGACATTTGACGCTGCGGCTGGCGCAGCTTGAGGGGTTTCTGTCCCGCCAGACTTAAACTCCGCAGATGCGCTATCAATTGCAGAATATAAGTCCTCAACAGTTGGCGTGTACTTGCTGCCCTCATATCCAGCCAAGCTAAAGTTGTTCTTTCTGTAGTATTCAGCCATCGCAGTCTTGGACGCAGCAGATGCTTCAAGTTGGGCAAGTAGCGCACGCAGTCTTGCTGCGTTTTCTTCTGGTGGCAGCGCAATATTGTATGCACGCTTGATAAGCGCTTCACCTTCTTTTTGCGCAAATTGACCACCAAGTGTTTCTCTAAGGCTAGTCTGGATAACGCTTTCAACCAAGTCCTTAGCTTGCTGACTTTTTGGGTTATAGATTGAGCGACCAAGTTCACCAATAACAGCCTGCAATGGACCAGTTAAATCCTCACCAGCCTCAAGCTGGTCTAGCACGGTTTTAATTTTAGCTGTACGGAAGCGCGCCTCACCTAGCCCAACTAGGTCAAGATCAATAAGCTCTTCACCGAACTTTTTATTCATTGCTTCAAGGCCAGCAGGAACTTCGCCTGTTTTTTCTATTTGGGCTAAGTCTTTTGTAAAGTCTATAAAGGTTCCATCATAGCCCTGAGCTTGAGCTAGTTTGTACTTCTCAATATCAACAAACTTTTTGTCGCTCTTTGTAATTGCTGTAAGCGCCTCTGCCCCTGAAATTCCCTGATTTCTTACTAAGTCTGCCAGCTTTTTATCACCAAGGCTCTCAATGTATGACGCTGTAACATTCGCCTTAGCCTGTGCGTCACGCTTATCTCTGCGCTCCTGCATGCTCAGCGCACGTTGCTGAATAAGAGGTGTCAACCGTGCATCACCCGTTCCAGCCATAACTGCCATTGCAAGTTTATCGCTGAACTCTGGGCTTAGCCCTAGTGCGCCACCTATACCTTGCCCACCAAGCAGGCCACTTAGCAAACCTTGAGGTTTTTGCGGTTCTTGAGCCATTGCTGCACCACCTTTTCCACCAAGTATCTTGGCAACATAATTTTGTGTTTCTGTAATGTTTGGAACGCCGTTTGCTTTTGCAACACGGCTTGGACCTGCGTTGTATGCAGCCAAAGCCAAAGCAGGATCACCAAAGCGATCTAGCTGCTGCCTCATGTAACGCGCCGCACCTTCTAAGTTCTGCACGGGATCGTTTGGATCAACGCCAAGCTCTTTTGCTGTCGCAGGCATAAGCTGACCAAGACCAATTGCCCCAGCAGAGCTAACTGCATCAGGGCGAAACGCACTTTCTGCCTGTATTTGGCGCACGAATAAATCTGGGTCTATCCCGTATTTCTGCGCTGTTTGGTATGCAAGCTGGCGATAATCCATATTAGATCACATTAAGAATAGTAGAGATGCAGGGTTAAACGGTTGGCTAGTTGTTGTCGTCGTTGGCGTTCTTATGCCGCTCAAAATCTGAGATAGCGCACCAAGCCCAGCCAGAGGCGCACCAGTTTGCCCCATGTACTGCTGCTTAGCCAAGTCAAGCAGCTGCTGTTGCATTCTGCGCTGGAACTGAGCCTGTTCACCAACTGCAGCTTGCGTTGCTTGACCCATACCAAATGCCTGACCACCAAGCCCAGCTAAACCACCTGCTGCTGCCTGCTGCACGCCCGCGCCTGCTAATGCCGCTTGCTGGTTTGCTAAGGATGCTTGTTGCTGCAAGTTCGCTTGCTGAAGCGCACGCTGTTGCTCTTGCCCAATGTCATACTGCGCAGCCTGTTGCGCCTGTTGGAATGCTTGCTGACGTTGACGCGCTGCAAAATCGCCAGCCATGCGCCCATATTCGCCCATTGCTACACCTTCAGCGACACCTTGACGTGACCCGCCAAATGCACGCGCGGCAGTTGCCTGTGCGCCAAGCTGGTTCATGGCTTGCTCACGTTGGCGTGCAATATCCGCTTCGCCACGCTGAATAACCTGCTCTGTATATGGCGACATATACTGTTGCATATTTGCCGTGGCTAGTGATCCAACTGGGCCAATCTGCGCAGCTTGCGCTGTTGGAGCTTGGAAGCTTGCAAGGCCACCGTAAGTCTGGCCTGCTTGCTGCATGGCCTGTGATGCACCTTGAAATGCATTCTGTACTGGTTGATTACCTGATGCACCCATTAGATTACTCCTAAAGCGTCTAAAACTCTATTTTTAGCCTCACGCATGCCACCAAACAGGCCACCTGTGCTTTGACCGCGCAAAACTGGGCGAGGGCTGCTGTCACGCGGGCCAAGGTTAGTATTTGGACCAGCAGAGTTTCCGTAATGCATCTGCATGATCTCAGCATGGCTTAGGCCATCATTGTCGCTACCGCCCGAAACTGGTGCCATGCCAAGTGGGCCAGTTGTTACCTCTGGTACTGGCGGCGGGGCAATCTCTGCACCCGTGATTGGATCAAAGCGACCAAGGCCAGCTAGGTATGCATACTGCTCTGGGCGTTGCTCCTGCAGGCGCTGCAGTGCAGACATATACGCAGGGTAAGAGCTATAACCAGAAACACCGCCTGCAGACGTAACCTCTGCGTCACCCATAGTAAGTGGGGCTGGACCTTCTAAGCCAAATGCGGAAGCCATTGCGCCTACGTTGCGATTTAACGCACGCTCAGTTTCGCTAATCTCAGCAATCTCTGGACCCATGTAAGGCACATAACCTAAATCCTGAATTTGCTGCGCACGCTCTAACGCTTTTCTACCAGCTTCTTCGATGTATGCTGGTATTTTTGTTTCCTGAGTGCTTCGGCTACCCATATTAAAACTCCAAGTGCATTGTTATGGAGTGAGGCTTCCAGCCCACTTTCTCCAAAGGTTTCTGCCATCCAAAACGACCATCAAATGAAGCAAATGAACAGCCTTGCAATTTTGCCCATTCTTTCACATTTTCAGTCATTTGTAAAATTTCATCCAATTCACCACCCGCAAGGAACACATGCAAGGCTTTTGTGTTAGGATATACCACGATTTCCGTAATAATGCACCCACGCTCTGCAGGCCAGAGTTGCATCTTTCCAGAGCGTATGCCTCCGCATACTTCGTCCCACGTATTGTGACCGCCAGAGCGCTCTAGCGCAGCCTCAATCCAAGGCTTGCATTTAAACAATACGTCTATGGGAGTATGTGCATTCATCCGTGCATCCTCGTAATAGCAAGCGTTGCAGCTGGTGCCGCTGGGCTGAACGCAGTTGCCGCAGACGCATCCAAAAAGCCTGACGTGCTGTCCACCGCCCACATAACTTGCAAGTAATCTCCAGCTGTTACGTCAAACTTTGCCGCGCGTGACACAACAAGCGTTGCGCCGTTCTGATGCAGCGCGTTCTTCATGGTTGAGCCTTCCGCATCCGTACCGTTCAATCTAGGCCAGAAGTAGAAGTTGACCGTGCTAGATGACGTTGAGCTAATCTGCGCTGAGAACATCAGCAAGTATTCACCACCCTCTGCAAAGACGATCTTCGTTGGATCGGTGCCATCAAGCGAGATGCCCTTGTTGCCTGTCGGCGTGTCAAACTGGATCGCATATGCCGTGTTAGTAGCTGCCGCAGTTACATCTGTGGAGCGGATCAAGTTAGCGTGTCCATCCTCTAAGACGATCTGCACAAACTCTCCGTTCTTGGATACAACGGGATACCCTGCATCATCATCCCACAGGATAACGCCATTCTCTGATGGGTTGTCGTCTGCTGTCTTGAAGTACAAGCGTGGAAGCTGCCTGCGCAAATATGCGGTAAGGTTATTACCCCAAGCCTTAACGTTGTCGCCAATCGGCGGTAGGACGGGTGCTGCCATTACCTACGCCCACCCGCTTTTGCATCTACCCGCATTGTGCCAACACGCCATGCCGCGTAAGGCGCATCGCCCTCTACACGCATTCTGATCTGGCGACCTGAGAAGCGCACGGCAGTCGGGCTAGACGGCGTGTAAGGCCCGTGCGTGTATTCTGTGTCGTTGGGGTAGTATCTGCTTTTGAAGATGACATCTACATCACCCTGCGTCTTTTCATCAGGGATCAAGTCTGTGACCTGCATAATGTTATCGCCGTTGCCAATGCTGATCGGGCCGCTTTCCGCGAATACAGATTGCTCTGTGCCGCTTACCGCATAGGAAAGGCCAACTTCATGGTCATACATTGCGCCCGCTGCATCCATAAGCATTGGATACTCAAACACGCCGCGTGACGCGCCAGAAGTGCGGGACAAGTTACCGATTAGCCAGTGGTTTTCCTTGTAGTCAAACGCCACATAGCG